CTCCAATCTGACCTCTAATGCCTCATACTTTTTATCAATACTAGAGATTGCGGAAGCTACCATAACAGTGCTACCAACCGGGTCTGGATTTGTAAGTATCGAATTAAAAGCGGCATTTACTTGGTCATTAAGAGATTTATCTGAAGCTAGTATTGAGCCTGCAAAATCTTTTGCTCTTGCTTCGATTGTTTTTTTATGAGCTTCGCTTAATGCCGCAAACCTTTGCCTAGCCGCGTTTGTTGCAATAGTGTCTTTTGTGTCTACCGCCCTGTATTCAGCCAGTGCTTCTAACAAATCTTGATTTATTTGAGAGTTGGATTTGTTGGCATTGTTTTTTGTTATAGCAGTTGTTTCTATATTTAACTCATGTTGTTCAACAAAAGCCCTATAATTTTCTGGGTCTTTGAACAATGGTTTTAAAGCCTCTACATCTACTACGTTTGCATTGTATTCCACGCCAGTTTCATTAGCCTTATTTCTTTCATTCTCGATAGTATTATAGGCTTGGTCAATCTTTAGCTTGTTCTCCGCATCTAACTCTGACTCTAACTTTTTAGCTAAGGCATCTATATCTCTTTTAATGCCTTGCGTAAGTTGTATTTGCTGTTCTACAGTTTGATATTCAAATCTATCTTCTAGGCTTCCTAAGAATTTATATTTTGCATTAATGTCATTTTCTGGTATGGCTTCAAAATCACGAATTATTGTGACCTTTTCTATGTTGTCTCTATCTTCTATAACCATTGCTTCCGCTTCTGCTTGAGTCCATCCAGCATCAACAAACCATTGCATATTGGCTTGTTCGTTGTATGTGCCATCTTCATATGCTGTTCTTATAATATCGTTTCTATGTACAGCCGTTGAATTTGCTCTGGCTTGTTTCATATCAGCAATCTGCAGATCATTAACAACCGAGTTATATTTGTTTAATCGTGATAATCCAGAACTGATAAGTCTTTCACCCAAGAGCATACCTGACTCTGGATCAAGATCAGCCATAGCACCTTCATAACCATTTTTAATTGCTTCTAACTCAACCTTGAAATCATTAACAGGCATCTTATCCATCTTAGCTTTTTCAAATAACTCATCCATTTCGCTAAGAGCGCTTGTCTCTAACTGTGAAACAGCCATCTTATTTGCAACCGCGTATGCCTGTCTTTCTTCTACGTTAGCCGGGCCACCTTGGGTTTTTATCTGGCGTAATGTTTGTTGCGCACCAACATCAGCGACTCTGCGCGTGCCTCTTTCGATAGCCTTTTGCTCTGCCTTTTTGTTTACAAAGTCTGCCATCTCCCCAAACACATCACCGATTGCGCCGTAGGTTTTAGTCGACTGTGCTAGATCAGCGTAATCGACTGTGGGTATTTTAACGCCAGCAAACTGGCCTCTTTGGTATCTTTGTATTTTAGCCATTAGGTTTATGTCCCACTAGGTTTGTATCCTGCTAAGTAACCGCCAGATTGAACGCCAGCTAATCGTTGCGCGGCAGTTGTTGATCCACCTGTTGCGGCTGGCGCAGATGGAGCAAGCTGTCCATAAGACAAATAACCTTGCCCTAGAGACAGTCCAGCACCCAATATGCCTTGTTGCATTGCACTCTTGCCAGCAGACTTGTAAACCTTAGATTGATAATCACCCATAGATTTAGCAATAGTCGCATTATCCATAGATAGCTGATACTCTCTGCCGCCTTCTGCAATAGCATAGTTTTGCAGTGCTAATGCTGATCCCTCTAATGCTTGTATGCCATTAGCCGCCGCTCTTGCAGTTGTTGAAGCTAGTGTCTCATTCAATCTTTTTAGATGGTCTGCCGCTCTCTGTTTCGCTTCAATCTCTCTATTCTTAGCTTGTATCTCAGCTTGTTGAGCTTGAGCCTCCATCTGGGCCTGCATTGCCTGCCCTTGCCTGATTTGCGCCAAAGCCCCTACTGCTGAAAATGCTAATCCTGCCGCCGCCATTCCCATAATTAATTACCTACGCTCATTTTGTATTCCAAACCTAAGACTGTCATTTTCATAGGTTTTGTTTGTGTGATTGTTATTTGCCCAGTAGCATCATAACCCAGTAATCCATGTACTGTTTTTAATCCAGTAAATTCTGTAATAGCTTCATCCAATACATCTTCGCCAAAATTTCTAAAAGATACTAACTGTCCATTAATTGACATATTCTGCGTCTCATTCAATAACGCATCTATCTGCAATATGCGCTTCTTAACACCAACAACACTACCACTCTTTAGTTGTGGCTCGGCTGGCATTGTTTTGGCTTGCACTGTGTAATTCAATCCCACCTCAAATGAAGATGTAGCCGCGCTTGCAAATGTGATTGTAAATGGACTAGCACCTACAGTCTGATCTTCTTCAACCACACCATCTCTAATAATACTAACTGTCTCACCTTCAAGATGATCCATAGTAACGCTAGATGCCGCGCCACCTGTTTTAGCACTATCTGTAACTACAGTTTCATCAAATCGCTCTAGCATGTAATTATCTGAACCATTGACTGTTCTTTTAACAATAACGAACGCCTTATCAATCTCAATAGCCACCTTTTCAAATGATCCATCTGTTGTGAACTTACTAGGCGCTACAATGTCCTGGCTAACCAGCATTGAATAAATAGCCATTGAACCATCTGTGTTTACGATAAATAGCCTGTCTGTTTCATCAGTTGATGATGCCCGGCGTATATCAAAATCTACTGGCGCATTTAAAAGATGTGAACTTAATACTGATAATGGTGTCGTGCCATAACTCGCCGTACTGTCGTTAAACTGGAATGACACTAGGGATTTACCTTGTCTTTGTATAAACAAAGTAGCGCCAGCTAAATCATGTATAGGAAGATCAACCTTACTTCCAATGCGTGATTGATTTTTAACTAAAAAGTTTGATGGCGTTATTGGCTCGCCGCCTAGCTGACTAACGATAAACTCACCGCCTGTAGTGAATATCTGTAAGTCTGGGCCAGCATTAATCTTATGTATTACGTTTAGCTGATTGGTATTAATTGTTGCTTCAACACCCTCATCATCTAACCCAGTGCCAGTATCAAAGTTAAAGTAATCGACTACCTTTGATCCCCATACAGTATTGGGTCTAGATTTACTACCACCGAAATATAATCGACCTTCGTGAAAAGATGCGCTCTTGGGCCACCCTCTTGTGCTCGACCACACATCTTCATAGCCATGCTCTGACTCCCAATCGCCAGCAACAACCCCAGTCGTATCAAAGAATGGTGACTCAACAAAAACATTCATGACAGTATCAGATACATACTCAATATATCTAGCACGACCAAAGCCATTCTTAACTTGTGCATATTCACCTACTGCGGCTGGCTTAAATGCTTTTACATCGTAGGCAGAAGTATTATCTGGAGCAGTATCCCAATCAGGATAAACTGTAAGCACCTTAGTTGATGCCACATAATCTTCTACATGGCGTGTTTGTCCTGCGCCTGTGCCAGAAATAATCTCAATAAACATACCATTAGGCTGGTCATCAGATGTAAAACTTGATGCCGCCTTCAAAGTAATTGTGCTAGTTGTTCCTGCTTGCGCTGTGCCGTTATCAGTTGTTACTGAACTGGCTGTTAGCGTTGTATTACCACTAACTGCTCCGGGTGTGATCGTAAAATTAGGCTCATGAGTATCAAGCGCATAAGCATAAATAGGTACATTCGTTATAGGTAAATTCTCAAAATCCCAGCTTGTATCTGTGTTTCTTACTAATCTTTTTGTCTCTAAATCTTCATGGCAAAAGATCAGCGTATCTACCGCCTGGGTAAAATTAAGACCACCAATAATATCAGCAGTAAGAGCGGTAGCAGTAATATAATCATTGCCGCTTGCATTGATGTTCGTTTGTAATACTGAATTCTTGAATACATAGATTCTTGCTGGCACTAATACCAATAGATAACTGTCATCAACCGAATACTCAAATGGTATCAGCTTAAATGTTGTGAAAGATGAGCCGAAGTCATGGACTAAAACAGTACCATCTCTACGCCTGATACCGCCTTGTGGCTGAACAATGACGTTAGTAGCTTCTTGCAAGGCATCTTGATATTGAGCTAAATCTACACGCGAACGTAGTAAAGGATCAAGCTCTCCAACCTTAAAGTTTGTCTGGAACTGTGTAATCCTTGCCATTAGCCCCTCACATCAATAAGCGAATAATCCTCTATGATTGGTGTCAATCTGCCACGACTATCTATATTCATAGCTGTACGCATTAAACCACCACGACCATTCTCACCCGGTGTTCCATAGGCAATCGAGCGATAATAATCTGCCTTTTGTATTTGATCTGTAATAACTACCGCTAACTCAGCCGCCATCGCATACTTCAATACATTCACAAAGTATGGAGGCATCTTGCTCTCGTCTAAAGTGGATTGGTAGTCAATATAAACTGTATCTAGGTTTGTATATAGCTGATCTCCATAAATCTCCCAGCCATATCTCAATGCTATTTCATTTGTGCCAGAACTGCTAAATACCGCTAATACACCACTAAGCATATCGCCTGGTAACTGATAAGCATATTGCCATTCATTAATTGGTGCAGTTGCAAGTCTGGCTAGTTGGACTTTCTTGATATTCCAAGTCCAATGATAAGTCGATAATAATGTGTCTCTTAAATCTGGATATAAACGATCACATGCTTGTGATGCGTCTGTACCTTCAGTAAATGAAGATATCGGCGATGCACCCATCAAAATCAAAGCATCTGAACATATAGATAGATCGGTATCGCCTGCGGCCATATATAACCCCTTGAGTAAAAGGGCGGCTGTTACACCGCCCCAGTATTACTTAGTCGCTGTCTGTATTAGCTAAAGTAGTACCATCGTTGACATCAACGACACCACTAGCATTAGAAAGTACATAAACGATTGTTAGCACCTGTGTGCCACCAGTAGAACTACGAACAAAGATTACATCACCTACTGCTAGAGTATCTGATAAATCGTTGAAGTATCCTTCTGTGTTTACATCTGCGATTGTGTCGGCAGTTGAGTAAGAGTAAATGCTTGGAGCATTGCCTTTCTTACTTGCACCGATTGTCGCAAAACCAGTTGAACTATAAGCCATGTTTTATTCTCCTTTACGATTATTCAGTACAAGAAATCTTAACGATGCCTTCATCGTCAATCGCAATAGCGCCAGCAGAGAACATAGAGCTTACTAAGAAAGAAGTCTTTTCTGGTACATAGTTGACTTCAGTCTTTTGAGCAATAGATTCTGCATAACCCATTGAATCACGATGCCATGCAAAGCAAGTACGAGTAGATGGCTTAGGTACACCACCTTCGTCACGATCACCCATAGTCACGAAATTGAATCCCATGAATGTGTTGATCTCACCTTGAACTAGAGCTTTAACAGAAGCGAAGTCTGAAGAAGTAACCTCAGTTTCACCAAGTAACGCATCTAATTGAGAAGCGTGCATTAGCATGTA